TACCAATAAAACGCATTAGATTATTTTGAGCAGTCAAGAACTTAATATAGGTTTGAGTATATTTTTGAATCAACTCCATACTACTCTGATTTAAGTTTTTCAAAAACATCTTCAAGACATAGCGCAATATCTTCATCAACTACTCTAAAATGCCAAAAATCCCAAAGTCTATTTTCTGAAATTTCAGGATAGTAATTCAGAACGATCGCCTTCAAAGCTTCGAATGATTTAAAGCCTTTATCAAAATATAGCTTTAGAATATTAGCAGACTTTTGAGCACTTTCAATCCTTTTGAGTGTTTTAAAATCACGCTGCTTTGTTTTTACGTTTTCATCTAATGGCATAACTTTTGTATATTTGGTTTAAATATTCTGTGAATAATTATAATACAAATATAATACTTTTATAATACAAAAAACATTATTCACATACTTTATTAATTTTTATCATATAAATAAAACATAAATACTTGATTATGTATAACTTAACTAAAAAACAAAAACTCAATTTTATAACTGAAAAAGCCAAAGAACTCGAAGTTTCAGGGTATGAAATAGGAAAAAAAACAGGTTTAAATATATCGGGAGTAGAAAGAATACTAAATGGAAGTGTTAAAAATCCACATGAAAAGACATTAAACACTATAATTGAATTCTTAGAAAGCAAAGTTTTAGGTTCAGAAATTGGCAAAGCAGCTGAGCCTTCCGAAATCTACAACACAGACAAAAATGATTTGAGAGAATTAGCAAACTGCAAAACTGAACTACAAAAACTAACTTTGGAGATCGTAAAACTTCAAGGGATTTTGAGAGCTAACAATATTGATTTTGTGAATATTTTTGAAATCGAATAAATATTTTATTACATTTGAAATAAAAAACGGGAATAAAGATGAATAAAATAGTACTTTTATTACTTGTCAGTTTTTCAGGTTTTGCGCAAAGCTGGGTTTTTTATAAACCAACAGGAGAAATCGCTGCAACAGAAGGAACAGTTGATTTTAATGTAAGAAAAATTTACGGACAAGATTTTTTATACCATAGCTATACCCCTAAAAACAAAAGCATCAACCGAATAGAAAACAATGAGGGAATTTATTCTGTTATTTTTCAGCTTTACACAAAAAAGCCGGTATTACTTTTAGGAGGAAAAACAAATAACGCAGATATTAAAAGCGCAATAGATGAATTTGATCTAAACGCTTATTACAAGAGCTGGGAGTTTAACTACTCTTTAAAAAAATTAATAAAAGAGAATAAACTTACTATTGAACTGATATATAAATCATTTGGTCAACCAAAAAACACTACATCAACATCAGCATCAACTTTTTTGCACTACAACACTCCTAATATTGTTTTTATGATAAAAAACGGATTCGTTGTCGAATACACTCTAATGAACTAACCAATAATATCAAAAAGCGCTTGATCTCGCACCGCTTCAGGATATTTATCTTTGTAATAATTATCTACATCGTCACGTTCGTGGCCCATTAGCTCGCGTATAACATCAGTATCAATATTTAAGGTTTTCGCCATATTTGCAAAGGTATGGCGAGCCACTTTTATACCTAAATTGCCACCATCAGGCAACACTTCAATCTCGTTACGGGTTTGCACAATCACAATATCACGCTGGTAATTGCGCCTAAAACTAATATAAGCTTCATTCTCTTTTTTCCAAGGAAATAGCCAGTCGCCATCAGGTGCGTATTTTGCCAAAATTGCGGCCGCTTTTGGATGTATTTTCAAATCAATACGGGTTCCAGTATTGGTTTTAGTCCGTTCAAAAACAATGCGGCCTTTGCGTATTTGTCGCTTTTTCAAATAATAAAGATCTACCAAATCACAGCCGCCAAAATAGAACTGAAGTAAAAATAAATCAACAAATTTTTGCTTTTCATTTTTCAGCTCCAAATTTTCCAATTTTACCAGCGTTTCACGGTCCAGGTACTTTTTTTGTGAATCAAAGCTTCGCGTTTTTAATCCATCAAAAACGCCAGTAAACGGTTTTTGGTCCGCAAACTTATGCAATAAAATACCTTTGTTGTAAATGGAACGCAAAGTGCGCAAGTACAAATGAATCGTAGCTTTTGAATTTCCTAAACCAATTTGATAGTTTTTAAAAGCCATCAAAATACCATAATCCAAGTTTTGCAAACTCACATTTTTGCCAAAATTGTCAAATTGCGCGATCACATTTTCATAACAGCGAATATTACCCAGGGCTTTGTTTTTTGCCTTCACATCATATTTACCCACATTTTCAGCCACGGCCTTCATTTCGGCAACCAATTTGTTAGCATAATCAATAAATCCAATTTGCGAAAAATCCATTGCGAACAAATCAGCATACGCCTGACCTACATCAGCCACGCCAGATAAAACAATTTTTTTAGCACGAATCTTCAATTCCATGATAATTGGAGCCAAAACATCATAATCCGGGTGCTTGCTCGAAATTGTTTTTCCATCGGCAACAAAATGCGATTCCTGACAAAAACAAATTGTTTTTTCTTTTCGCTTACCTTTGTTTGAAATATAAATCACCAAAGGAAATCCTTCAGCAGTTTGTTTCTTTTGAGTATTTAATCTGATTTCAATCTTCATATCGAGTTGCAAAAAAGTTGCAAAAAAGTTGTAAAAAGTGGCTTTTTGTGGTGGTAAATGTAGGAAATTAAAAAACACAAAAATCATAAAACGCAAAAAACCCACTGAAAACAGTAGGTTTTGAAGTGAAGGCAGAAGGATTCGAACCTTCGACCGCCTGCTTAGAAGGCACGCACGCAAATCAAATACCGCCAATAATAGCAATACTTTTCATTTTGTAAGAACAAATAAATTGTAAAAAAGTTGCAATTAATAAAAAAAGCGATCCATTACTGGACCGCTTTTCTACCGGCAACCACTCCGGAACTTAACACCTATTAAATATAAAAAACTAAAAAAAAACTATCTTTTGATATTCAGAATCGACTTTTTAAAACCAACCATCCCGAACTGTTGACCACCAACATTCAAATATTCAGCCGAAATTATATCGCCTTTTCTATTCTGAAAATTCAGATCCAATTGATACACTACTTGGTTGAGTTCTTTATTTACACCAACTGCACCACCAGCCAAAACCCGCAAAAGAGTTTCTTTTTGCTTTATAGGGACTTCAATTGTTTTCTTCTTGATAGTATATCCTGGTGTAACTTCTTTGACTTCACCTTGAACGATTCCTTCAATATTCAATATCACATTTTCATCTTCAAAATTGGTAGAAAACTTGTTAAGCTGGATCGCTTTATTAAACTGTAGCTTTTTAATACTGTCATTAGCTTTTGCAAAATCAGTTTTTAGCTTTTCATTTTCAGCAATCAATTTTTCATCGATTGGGTTTTCAACTTGTAAAATTTCTTTACCAGTTGCAGTGCGTTCCATTTTGGAACTAGCTGATTCATGAGCTGGCTTTTTAGGCACAAATTTTCCTTTCACTTCAGGAACTTCAAGTTTTACTGAACTGTTCGGAATTCCCGAACGGTTGCAGCCACGGAACCATAACACAGCAAACAATAAAACCCATCCTAGATATTTGATTGCTTCTTTCCAAAAAGGACTATGTAAATTGATTTGTGTCATGCTGCTTCGTTTTTAAAATGCGTTAATAATATTTTTCTATGCGCAAAACCGTTGGAATCTCCGTAAGCTTTAGTTTTTCGACCAATATTTATAATGTCGCTAATTGCATCAATATCATCGTTGTCTGCGTGAATATTCAAATTATTTACTTTCCAATATTCGAGTGCTGCTATTAAGGCGTTAGCTTCAATCAGAATCAAATTTGGTTGGCCTACAAAATCAATTCCTGTTAAATCAGTAAGCCATTGAAATTGATTTCGACCCGTGTTTTGAAGATAGCCTCCGCCACGAAAACGCCATCCATCGCCAGAGGCTTCGTCACCGTTACCCATTCTATTCGCATACACGTAATTGGCACACTTTTCTGGATTGCGTAAATACTGCGAAACAAAAGCATCTGATTTACCTCGGAATGGTGTTTTAAAGTTTTTACGCAATCCTGCAACGGTTGTGTAGTATAGATTTTCTCTTTTCAATACAAACCCGCTTTCGTGACCAATTTGAGCCAAGAAATGTGAGATTCTTAAAATGGTATTTAATCCATATTTAACAAAAAGTGATTTGTATTTTTTTGCTAGCGATTTCATGGCTATTCTTTTAAATCGGTTATACTATCCTTTATCTCATTAGCACGCCCAAGAGCTTTTTTTATCAATGCCCAAACATCTAATCCAGTTGCTTTTTCAAAATTTTCTTTAATGGAAACGCCCTCGATAAATATTAAAAGTATTGCGCAAACCTTGGTTGCAAAAAAGGAAACTGAAAACCAATGCTGAAAAAACTCACTCAGAATAAAGAAATCAATTACGTAAAGACAAATAATACACAATTGATACAAGAGCATTTTTGATATTATTTCGCTTAACCTGCGACTGGTGACGAATTTCCAACCTTTGCATTTTACTGATCTATAAATTCCGAAAATCGTATCAAGAACTATGGCAGCTCCTACCGCTAGCATTAAGCCGGTAATAGGTGCAAAGAATAAGCATATTGCTGTAAAGAAGTATATTAGCGTTGTTTTCATGCGGATATTTTATTGATTTTAAAACAGCCACCGCTTTGATGGCTGTTGTTGTTGATATTAATAGGGATTTCATTTTATTGACAAAATTCTTTTACTACATTTCTGTAAACTACATCTGCTATTTGGTAGTAACCTTCTGTTAATGGGTGCACTCCATTCGTGCCTACTTTTTCAATCTTCGCAGATCGTGAATTAACTATTTTGTCCGCTTCCGGCATATTATTTTCGGAATCAAATTGACTTGAAACATTCACGAACTCCATAAATGATGAATATGCGCCCTCATTACACCACGCTTGGTAGGCTGTGTTCATATTTAGAATTGTTTTTGACATTCCAAACGTATCAGCATAACCACCATTAGCACCGTAAGCGTAACCCATCCCACCATTCAAAGACGGTAATTGAACGCCCATTATTTTAATTTTACAAAGCGGCTTAACTGTGTGAATATGATCAACTAATATTTTTGCAGTTGTGATTATTGAAGCGAAATCTGTTTGATTTGGTGTTAAGCCGTTCCAACTCAATAGGAAATAAACAGCATCAACTGAACCACCCATATAAGTAGTTACATAGTTGTTAAAGTCTAACCCCGCACCATTCCAAAAAGGATTAACATTTTCAACTGCCGAAGCCGAAAAATAAATAGTAATATCGTTATATCCTTCTAATCTTGTAAGTGTTCCGCTTGCGCTTGGTGCGCCTGTTGCAGTACATCTAATTGTTCCGCTTCCCGCTGTAATATTGGTTTCTTGAACAGTGAAAGTCTGACCGTTATTAGTGTACGTTGTGCCAAATATTGGAATACTTGAAATGCCACTCACGGTAAATTTATAAGCCAAACCGCCTTGAATGGTGTAGTTAAACCAACTCCAACCGCCTGTGCCTTCCCAACCTACTGCACCGCCATCATTCATTCGACCTTTAAAAGAAATATTAGTTAAAGCCTTACCTATTGGCAAACCTCCCGAACCTGTCAATCTTCTTTGTGCTTCTTTCGACCACGCCCCATTATTAGTAAGACTATCACCAACGCTTAAAATATTTTTATTAGTTGCAGGAGATTGAACCACATTTTTAGTGATTAGATTACAAGTTTTTGTACCTAAGATTTTACCACTATTATTTTTAACCGTAATAGTCAAAGTTGTAGTTCCAATATCACCCATTAAAGGCGTGTATTCGTAATATCGGTTATACTGATTGCCTTTTATGCAATTAACTAAAATATTGTAACTGTATGGATTTACAGATGGTATAATACCTCTAAAAAACAACTGCAAAGTATCACCCACAACCGCATAAATAGTATCTGGCAAATTAACCGCTACAAAATCATCATCGGCTTTACCAGCTACTTGTGTAGATAGTGCACTTACTTGCGAGGCTAATTGCGCTGTGTCGTTAATATCGGAATAAACCAACAAAGGAATTGCCATAAAAGAAGTCATTCCGTTGATAGTCCAACTGCCAGAAAACTTATAAACTAAACCCGTTCTAAATGGAGCAACACCTGAATCATTTCCCCATCTTTTCATTGATATTGTTGAAGTTGTGGCAAAAGCGTAAAAATATAAATACTCATTCGCTTCAAGTATCAAATCATTTGTTAGCGTGATAGTTTGAAAACTATTTTCATCAGAATTAAAACCGCCGAGAGCAATAGGAAAACTCTCAACTAATGTGTTTAAAGTGTTATTTGCGTTCAAGGACGTGCTTTTATAAATAGCCATCGAACCCGAAAAAGCAGAATCTGCATAAAATTTAGCCTTAACAGATTTAACAAGAGTTCTTTTTCCTTGTGGAGCTAAGACAGCACAAGCGCCCTCTAAACCCGTTAAATTTCCCGACCCTGCATATTCTGACTCCCCTCTTGGGTGCTTATATGAGATTGGATTAATTTTTAAATTATCAATTTGTAAAGAAGAATCTCTTTGTACTATATTTTGTACTGTAATTAGGTCGGTTGTGATTATTTTACTTGCAACTGGCAGTTCGTTCTGATTTATTAAAGTAGCGTTAGATTTATCCCAGACTTTAAAATCTAGTCCGTATCCGTTATAATCATACATTCCGTAAAAAGTACTTGCAGTAGGTATTTTAGTCCAATTTACGGCAACTGTTCCAGAAATACCAGAGCCTGATAATTGTGTTAATGTGTGAAATGTTGTTTTATCCCCTTGTTCTGGGTTAATAGCTGTTGAAAATTCACAAACATTAACTACCGTTCCGGGTGTTCCACTTGTACTCGTTACTCGAATAACCCAAGTTGTATTTGCTCTTTGAAAAATTCCTATTGAATATGTCAAAGCAGGATTGTAATTCCCTGTTAAATACAAATCAAGTAAAAAATCCTGCACTTGAGCATTTGTAGGTGCGTTTGTTCCTTGCAAAACTAAACCTGCTTCTTTAATAGGATAGTTTTTAATTTGTGCCGTTTTAGCTAATGGTAATAAATCAACTGTTTTTGCATAATCACTTAAATTTAAAGTAGTCTGACTCATACTAAACGCACCCGCTTCATTTCTTGAAATCACAGCCAAAGAATTAGCATTAACCACTACACCACCAAAATTAGTATAGGTCCCCGCTTGCACCGCTTGCCAATATGCAGAACCTGATCCAGCAGGAACAGAAGCCGGCGTGATTGAACCCAAGAAAGGCGCGGCACCATTTGAGCTGTAAATATTAGCATCCGTAACATTAAAAACCTCTAAAATAATTGTTTGGGCAATCAATAGCGGCGTAGCAGCAACACCAGTTACTTCAGCACCTACAAATTTTGCAAATGTGTTAGAAGTATTCATTACAATAGCATCTCTTCTATTTTTACCAGATGCCGCAAAAGGAATCGGAATTACAACCGCTTCAGGATTAGTATAATTAATACCGTTTATTTTCCACTGCCAACCCGCATTGATTGTCAAACTATTACCCGATAAAGCATAACCAGCATTAACCAACAACTGATTTAAATTATCGATTTTATTATCTAAATACTCAAAATTTGCGTTTATTTTGATGCCCGCAGTTTTAGCACCATCACCTGTTTTGTCGCCAGTAGTTGTTCCTGTATTAATTTTTTGTAAAGCCATTTTTAATTTGTTATTTAATTTTCGTCAAAAGTTCTTAAATCATCATTAAAGAATATCACATCAGTACTAAATTCAAAAAGAATCACTTCGGTCTGATTTTCATCAAACGTGCGATCTTCTTGATCAAACGTGATTTCGTTAGTACTAAATTCAAAAGGAATATTCGGTTCCTTAATATCGTTTTCTGTTATGGCTGCAAACTTGCTGTTTCCTACACCAATGCGCCGTATATCTGCCATGCTGTTTTTTTTTAAGAAGATTGTGTTAAAACACCGTTACTTTCACTAATTGGCAAGCCAATAATAGTTCCTACGCCTTGCGTAAACACCGCTTCAATAAACTCTAATTCCGTATTTACTTGTGCAAAATCGCCTTCGTTTGGAGTTCCTTGCCTTGCCTGCGATGTTATGGTGATTACAATTTCATCAGTATTGATATAGTTAAAATTCAAATAAATATCACCCACAAATACATCAGCATTTTCTATAATAGCACCGTTCTTTTTAATAGAATACCCGCTATAAGCATCGTACCCATTCACGTAACCTTGCACAAAAACAGATGATTTCAACAAACCCTTGAACGTAACTACAGCACCATCAGGAATACCAGGTGCAATGCCTAAATAATATTCACTCACTACAACAGGATTAGACTGTTGTGAATCATCCTGAATAACACCACCCTGTAAAAAAGGCGTGTATTGTATATTGCGAATCACATTTACAGTATCAGTCGCAGTTGCTCCATCATTATCAGTTACTGTAATTCTGTAGGTATAAAAGTTTTCAGTTAAGTTTTGCAAGCCTGTAACCAAATCAAAAGGCGATTCAATAATATCACCAAAACCACCTGTAACTTTGGTCCATTGCTGGCTTGCTATATACCCATCAGGATCGTAGGCCGTAGCCGTAAGCGAAGCGGTTGTTTGCATATCAGTCAAAAAAACATCTTCACCAGCCAATACAATTGGCGGTACATTATCATCACCGGGAACAGTGCTTGTTGCATCTTTATAAATAGAGCGCCCTACTGTAATGGTACTTTTGTTTTCGTCAAGATTCCAAGAGCAATTCAACAAGTAAAAATCTTTTGGGTACACATAGTTAAACAAAACAACATCGTTAAATTTCACAGCATTCAAAGCCACACAATCAAGTTTTTCGTGTGCTGCATTAAACATTCTGCGGTAAATATTTGCAACCGTTTTAGAATACGATGTGTTTTCTATTTTATAGATCGCATCAGTCCATTGTACCCAAGCCGAACGAGTTTCCACAACATCATCTACAGCGTATTTTTTTACAAAAAAACTACCATTATTTATTAAAAAAGGCGTTTCAACAACCATTTGCTCGCCATTGTTAAAATTGTAGAAAACATTAAAAACAATGATCAACTCACCTTCATAGTAGACTTGAAATAAGTTTTCTTGAATTAGATTTGCGCCTTGCAACTGCACAACACTATAAAAATTACCATCCAAAACAAAGGAATAGAGAACAGGAACTTCTATTGTATTAAAAAAACTGGTTTCTTCTTTTAATTTCTGAAGCCTAAAACCTTTTGAAAATCCAGACTTGTCATCGCCATACACTATTTCCAAATCCTTATCAACAGTAAAATCGCCATTTATAAGATCGTTGTGAATCTCTTCATCTTTAAAAGCTATCACACTTACCTCACACTTTGTAATACTAATACCTTCTATTTGTGTAGCGTTTATTGCACCTGTTGGTCCGTAAAGCTTTATATCAAATAAACCTTCTAATTGTACTATGTGCTTAATATCTATTTCTGCAGAAGCCGAATCTTCAAAAACAAGTACCTCATTGTCAGAAACCATATTTCCAAAATTGCTAAACAGTACCAAATCATTAAAAATAATTTCATATTTAAAAGGATTTTTCCATAATTCTAAATTTACAGCAGGAGGTTCAACCGAATAAGGCTTAATAATTTTAAAACCTAGTGAGATTTTAATTTTTTGACCCCTACTAAAATATATTTTCTTTTTTAGTGAGATATAGCGTGTATTATCCTGAGCATTAACAACATCATACCCAGCAGAAATTAAATACGATTTATTATAAAAAGAAACATAATAATCAGGATTGAATGCTGTAGCTTGAAAATAGTCACGACCAATCCACTCAGATGCTAACACTCTACCATTAACACCCGTAACAATTGCCCAGCCATCATTTTTTTCCCTACATGCAGTTGTAGGTATCGAAGGCTCTATTTTTGGATGCGTAATTGTGATTTCGTTGTATGGC